AGGTACACCTGGCAGTCTCACGCTGTACCAGGCGAGCGGGATCGAGCATGAGACCATCGCCAAGCACCTACGCGCAGAGTTCCCTGTGCGAACTGAGGGACGCGGTAGGACGGTTGATGAATGGAAGATTAAAGCGGATCGCCCTGACAACCACTGGCTAGACTGTTTGGTCGGGTGTTGTGTCGCCGCCTCGGTTGAGGGTTGCAGATTGCCCAGCGACGCGGGACCAAAGCGGAGGCGATCAGCCGCACAGATGCCACAGGTGACCACAGGCGAGCAGCCACCAGCCACCCAGCAGCCACAGCAGGAAGCACCAAGGAAGCGACATCGCGGGAGCGTTGACTACCTATGAACCAGCCAAAGAAGAAGCCGCCCACCGTTTCCTACGAAGTCCCTTGCTGCCCGCATTGCGGAAAGTGTGGCGGGCTATTAAAGCAGCAGGGGGCCCACTACCACGCCACCTACCCGGAATTGAATCAGGAGATCCGACGATTCCGGGTTAGTTGCAAGTTCTGCAACCAGCCATCTATTCTGCGAGAAGTTGGTCCAATCTCGCCAAAATAGTCAGAATCTGTTAGGTAACTCGGGCGAAAATCGCCTCTTTTCTGCATTTATGTTTATATGACAAATGCAGATTTCTCTGAGCGTAATCGCAAATTGGAATTCGCCAAGCAGATGGTGGATTCTCTAGAGACCCAGATCGCCTCCGGCGCTGGGATCGTCAGCGTCTCCGTTGACGGAACGAGCGTCGATTTTGACCGCTCGCAGGCGATGAAAGAGCTTCAGTATTGGCGGAAGGAAGTCACCCGCTACAGTCGCACCAGATCGCGGATGAGTAACTTTAATCTGGGGAACGCTCATGATTAAAGAAGCACGCAGCGCCGCGACCAATTGGCTAACCCGTTTCGGGCGGTACATTGCAGCCGAACCGAACCAGCAGCGACGCGACCCAGGTACGCGGATCCAGTCTAGCGATGCGTTGCTAGATTCGCAGAAGCGACGAAGGGTAATCGAGGGTGCCCGGGAGCTAAACCGCAATTTCAGCGTAGCGGCCTGGGCGATCCGCAAGCACCTGGACTACGTTTCGACATTCACATTCCAAGCAAATACCGACGACCCAGTTTTCAATGAACGCCTTGAAGCGTTAATGAACTGGTACAACCGCCCGATCAATTGCGACATCGCTGGCCGTCACTCGCTGCGCCGAATGGTTCGCCTGGCTGAGATGCGTAGGGTGCTGGATGGTGATGTCTTTCTAGTTAAGCTTCGTGATGGCAGGCTCCAGGCGATCGAAGGTGATCGCGTACGCTCGCCTGATAACCGCGTCGATCCGATGTACAACTGGGTCCACGGTATCAAGGTAGGTGCTGGCGGATCGATGAATCGTGTTGCGGTGTGGTCACGTTCGCTGGATGGCCAGTACGCCTTTGAGCGTGACATCAGCGCGGGCAACGTAATTCAGCTTGCCTACTTCGACTCGTTCGACCAGGTGCGTGGAGTAAGCCCACTGACATCCGCGATCGCGTCATTCCAGGATTCGCTGGAGGTGACCGACTACGCACGGGCCAAAGCTAAGATAACCCAGCTCTTCGCCCTCGCCATCACCCGCGAAATGGCTGATGACGATGCCGAGCTGTATGGCGATGAATACAAAGTCGATCTTGGCCGAGGTCCAGTCAAGCTTGAACTTGACCCAGGCGATAAGGCTGAGTTCCTAGAGTCCCGCCATCCATCAACAGAGTTCCAGGCGTTCCTGACGCTTAGCCTGCAAGCTGCTCTAAAGAGTTTGGATATCCCTTGGTCGTTTTACGATGAAGCGTACACCAACTTCTTTGGTTCCCGAGCTGCTCTTATCCAGTATCAGCAAGCCTGCAAGGCAAAGCGAGAAGATTTGAAAGAGATGCTGGACCGGATCACCGTCTGGAAGATCCAGCAGTGGATGGCAGCGGGAATCCTTTCGATGCCTGCGGGCGTACAGCAGATCGATCAAATCTACTGGGACTGGATCCCAGCGGGTGTGCCCTATTGGAATCCCGAGCAAGAGATTACCGGCGACCTCATGGCCGTTGAAGGCAAGCTACGCACTCGTTCAGAGATCCGCCGTGAGAAGTACGGCGACGATTGGCGGGATGTTGTCCGCAAGCTTGCCGAGGAGCGGGACTACCTAACGCAATACGGCTTCGACGAATCGACCGAAGGGCTGGTTACTGTCCCCGTGATGGCTGAGCCAGGCGTTCCGGAAGAGACCACCGAAAGCGAAGGAGAAGACAATGGGCAGCAGCCGTCTAACGATGTTTCGTAGCCAGGCTACCAAAGCACCGGCAAGCGGTGTTGATGGCCGAACGATCAAGCGGGCCAAGGTGATCGAGGCAGGGAGTCTAAACGACTCTCGGCCAATCGTCGTTGATGCTGTCACGCTCCAGCAGGTCGCTGACATCGGCAACGGTGCAACCCGCGGAATCAAAGCACGCTGGACCCACCCGCACATGTCGAGCGATGGCCTCGGGACCACCGTTGCAAGGGCACGGAATTTCCGCGTTGAGGGAAACGCTGTTTACGCTGATTTCACCATGCTTTCGGCAAGTGATAACAGTCCTAAGGGTCAGCAGGGAGCGTACCTCCTGGAGCTCGCCCAAGAGGATTCCGAGACGTTTGGATTGTCGATCGTGGCTGACTTCTCTGATGAGATGCTAGCCGCTTTGGAATCCCTCAAGCCAGGCGAAAAAGCACCATTGAGAATCAAGGGGCTGAGGGCTGTTGACTTTGTTGATGAGCCAGCCGCGACCCGTGGTGGGCTCTTTGATCTATACGACAAGCGAGACTTGGCACCGGTTGTTAGCTCGCTGATTGAGACTCACTTTTCGGGTGTTCCGAAAAAGGAAGTAGTTGAAAGACTACTTGGTTTTCTGTCGCTTCACTACGGAGAAGAAGTTATGGCTGATGCAGCGGTGGACGCTGTCGAGACTCAGCAGCAGGAACAGGCCGCACCTGTGGCACCTGCACCCGCTGCGATGAGCCTTGAGGCTGCGCAACCTTACATGGTTGCGTTTGGTGATCGGGGGGCCAAGTGGTTCCTCGAAGGAAAGACGATGCAGGAATGCCTGTCGATCGTCAACGGCGAGATTGGCGAGGCTAATGCGAAGCTGCAATCCCAGGTGGACGAGCTAACCGCGAAGCTTGCAGCGATCGAAGGAAAGCTTGGCGAGGAGCAGCCACTGAGTGCCGCTCCTGCTGGCAAGGAGTTGACCGCAGCTCAGATCGAAGCAGCAGAGCGAAAGGCTAAGCTTGCCAAGGCTGGTGCTGATGAGAAGGCGATTCGATGGGCTGGGGCGTTCGCTCCTCGCTCGAACTGATTTTTACCAACGCAACCAAAACGGAGACTTTGAATTATGGCTGATAGCTACCTGACGACGACCGACGTGGCTCACTTCAACAAGACCGACATGGACATCCTTGTTAGCGATGTCCTGGACGATGCACCATTCCTGAGCGTGCTCGCAGCACGCACCGTGCTTGGCAACACGTTCAAGTACAGCAAGATCACCGCCAACCCAGCGGTTGGATTCCGTGATGTCAACGACGGGATCGAGAACAAGAAGGGCACCTACACCAGCGTGACGCTGGATCTCAAGGTGCTTGATGCTTCGTTCGCCGTTGACATCGCAGCCGCTACCGCTGATGAGCGCGGCCTTGAACACATGATGGGAATCGAAGCACTCGCCCACATGCGACAGGCGATGGCCGAGGTTGAGCAGCAGATCTTCTATGGCACCGGAAACGATGCTGGTGGGTTTGCTGGTTTCGCTGGCCAAGCTAACCTGAACGGCTTGAGCGATGCCCAGGTTGTCGGTGCTGGTGGAACGACTTCTGCCACTGGTTCTTCGGTGTACCTCGTTCGCACCGGTGATGCTGACTGCCAAGTCCTGTGGGGACAGCAGGGCGTCATTTCGATCGGTGAACGGCAGATCGTTGAGCGTGCCGGATCCACTACTGGTCGCTTCCCAGCTTACTACCACCCAATCGTTGGTTGGTGTGGTCTGAAGGTTGGATCGATCTACAGCGTTGTCCGCATCGCCAACCTGACTGCCGACTCTGGTAAGGGATTGACCGATAGCCTGATTGCTCAGGCTTTGGAAAAGTTCCCTGCTTCCCGCGGTCCCAACTACATCGTGATGAACCGACGTAGCCATCGTCAGTTGCAGTCCAGCCGGACCGCGACCAACCCAACGGGAGCACCTGCACCATTCCCCTCGGAGTCGTTCGGGGTGCCCATTGTGGTTACGGATCAGATCGGCAGCACCGAAACCCTGTTGACCTGATCCTAGTCCACTGAGGTAAGCAATGACAACAGCCCTGGAATCCGCAGTCATCGCCGCACATAAGGCCGCACGCTCCATTCATGGAGTGTCGATCACCTACACCCGCGGTGCTTCATCTGTGACGATTTCCAGGGCTGTCCCTGGCCGGTCGGTTCACGATGTCACGCAGGATGGATCGGTGATCGAGCAGATCAAAAGCCGAGACTACATTTTGCTTGCGTCGGAACTAAAGATCGGTGGCGTTGTGATAACTCCTCAGCGAGGTGATCAGATCGCCGAAGGAACCAAGGTTTACAAGGTTCTTTCGGTAGGTGGTGAGGCTGCCTGGCGATACCAGGATCAGACGATGCAGACTCTAAGGATCCACACGAAGGAAATCTAATGCCCTTGCCAGTGGATCTAGTTGACGCTGTTGTTTCGCTCATCCAGGGCGGGACGTACAGCCAGACAGTGACGACCGCTAAGAAGCTAGTCCCGATTTACGATCGGGATGTGCTTACTGGCTGGGATGTCACGGTACACAGTGCCGAGCAATCCCGCGAACTGCTGAGCCGTAGTAATCTTTGGACGAAGATTTACACCATTGGCGTGGTCCTTCGTACTGATTGCAGCGGGACTGAGGCAGCGCAGGAGACTAAGA